AGAACTTAACCTGCCACAAGAAGCTGCACAAAAAGTATTAGATAAAGTTGCACCTGTAATACAGGCAAAACAAGCCAAAGTTATTGAGCAAACAAAAGTTGAATGGGCGAACCAATCAAAATCAGATGAAGAATTTGGTGGCGAAAGTTTAACTGACAACTTAGATGTTGCTAAAGCATCACTCGATACTTTTGGTACTGATGCTTTGAAGTCGCTGCTACAAGAAACAGGCTTGGGAAACCACCCCGAAGTAATTCGGTTTATGTACCGAGCAGGTAAGGCAATTAGTGAAGACAGTTATGTTGGTAATTCTGAAGGTGCTGTTGGTAAATCCAATGTTCCAAAAGATTTTAACGGCATAGCAAACGCACTATATTCTAATCAGCAATCTAAATAAGGAGTTATTAAATGGCTACTCTTGCAAATTCAAATTTAACACTAGCGGATTGGGCAAAAAGATCTGACCCAGACGGTAGAGTTCCAATCGTTGCAGAACTGTTATCACAGTCAAACGAAATACTAGATGACTGCGTTTTTAAAGAAGGTAATTTACCTACTGGTGAACGTGTAATTATTAGAACAGGATTACCAGCAGTTTATTTCCGTGCCTTAAATCAAGGTATTCCGGGAAGTAAGTCAACAACTGCTCAAGTTGATGAAGCTTGTGCAATTCTAGAAGCACGTTCTGAAGTTGACAAAGACTTGGCAATGTTAAATGGTAACACCGCCCAGTTCCGTTTATCTGAAGATACTGCGTTTTTGGAAGCAATGAACCAGACACAAGCTGAGACAATGTTCTACGGCAATCCCGGAACAGATCCTAAAAAGTTTTTAGGTTTAGCACCTAGATACGGTGATCTTTCTGCAGATAACGCTGTAAACATTCTTGATGCAGGTGGATCAGGTTCTGATAACGCTTCTGTATATTTAGTAGTTTGGGGTGACCAAACAGTATATTGTCCTTTTCCTAAAGGATCTAAAGCAGGTTTAATGCATGAAGATCTTGGTGAGCAAACTGTTTACAACAGCGATGGTACAAGGCTACAAGCTTTTGCTACTCGTTACCAATGGAAAAACGGTTTAGTTGTTAAAGATTGGAGATACGTTGTTCGTATTTGCAACATTGATGTTTCTGACTTAGTTGGAGTTACTGGTACTCAAGCTACGACTGCTGCAACTGCACTTGTTAAATTAATGGCAAGAGCAACTTACAGAATACCTAACATGAGTATGGGTAGAGCAGCATTCTATATGAACAGAACAGTTCATTCTGGTTTGTCAATTGCAGCAATGGATAAATCACAAAATGTTTTAGAAATTGAGAAAGGATTAACTCAATTTGGACAAGCAAAAAGCTACTTATCATTCTTAGGTACTCCAATTAGACAGGTAGATACCTTGATCAATGCTGAAGCTCGTGTAACTTAATAGTTACTTAAATTAGTTTTTTTATTTTTTTGGAGATTTTTACAAAATGATTACAGATGCATTGCTCAGAGTGAGCGAAGATCAAGCATTAACTACAACTGCTGTTTCTACAAACACAGTTGATTTAAGTGTTGCTAGAGACATAGGTGAAGGTACTGCTTTATACATGAACTTTGCCGTTACTACTGCATTAGCAAATGGTACAAGCGTAAAGTTTGAAGTTATTACTAGTGCAAACGCTAACTTGTCTAGTCCTACTGTTATTGGCAGCAGCGATGCTGTTCTTACAGCAGCACTTACGGCTGGTAAAAACGTAGTAGTACGTTTAAATCCAGAAATTGCTGGCAAAGGTCAAAGATTCCTTGGTGCTAGATACACAATTGCTGGTACTTTTAACGCTGGTAAAGTTACTGCTGATATAGTAGAAACAATCGGTGACGGTAGAAAGTTCTATGCTTCTGGCTTTACCGTAGCTTAAAATTAAGAATGACTTATGCCTATTTACAAAGCTAAAATCAAGTGTTTCGTTGGTCAATCATTACGAGAAGCTAATGAAGAATTTGAGTATAACGGAGAATTTTGCAAGCATTTAGAACTAGTTAGTGGGTCTGAACCTCAGATACCTGTAGCGTCTACTACACCTGTCAAGGCTGAAGTAAAGGCAACTAATTTAGAACTAATGACTAAAGCAGAACTTGAAGTTTATGGTCGTACTATCGGTGTTGAACTTGATAGAAGACAAACAAAAGATACTTTAATTTCAAAACTTGAAGCGGCTAATAAATAGGTCAAGTCTTCTTATTTATTTACAAGGGGGCTAGTGGCAAAACTACTAACCTCCTATTTTTTTAGGAGATGTAATGGCAACTGAAATAGATATTTGCAACCTTGCCTTGGCATATTTAGGTGATGATGCAACTATTGCTTCGATAAAACCACCAGAAGGATCTGCACAAGCGGAACACGCTGCAAGATTTTATCCTATAGCAAGAAACACTTTGCTAGAATCACACACTTGGAATTTTGCTGCAAAACGTGCAAGTTTAGCAACCACAACAAATACTCTTACACAATGGGAGTATGCATATGTTGCACCTGCTGACATGATGACACCTGTTGCAATAATATCTCCAACATCACAAAATGATTATGCTACAAGAATGTCGGCTGGTGATACTCCCGGTAATTTAACAGCTAATTCTTCACCTACTATTGTAGCTGGACAATATACACCACAACAATTTGCAGTAGAAGGAATTTATATATATAGCAATCAAGAAAATGCAATGTTGAGATATCAATCATTAGTAACTGATTCAACTTTATTTTCGCCATTATTTATTGTTACTTTATCTTGGCATTTAGCGTCTATGTTGGCAGGGCCAATGATAAAAGGTGATCAAGGTATGGCACAAGCAAAAAAATGTACTGAAATGATGCGTAATTATTTGGCAAGTGCAAAACAACAAGATAATTCACATAGAGATATAACAGTAGAACATATTGTACCTTGGACATCTGGGAGGTAATTAATGCCAAACACAAGAACTTTTCTTAAATCATTTTCTAGTGGCGAGATATCACCAGAAATGGCAGGTCGTATTGATGATAGTAAATATCAACAAGGTGCAGCTACCATGCGTAATTTTATTGCACAACCACAAGGGCCAGCAGAAAACAGGCCGGGATTATTTTTTGTAAAAGAAGTAAAAGATTCTACAAAACAAACCAGATTAATACCATTTAGATTTAACGTGTCGCAAACAATGGTTATAGAGATGGGTAATGAATATTTTAGATTTCATACTTTAGGTGCAACTTTACAATATACAGATGGGTCAGCATGGAGCAGCAGTACTAATTATTCTATTGGCGATATAGCAAAATATAACAACGTAAATTATTACGCAAAAACAGCACATTCAAATAGCACACCACCAAACTCTACAAATTGGTATGCATTGCCGTCTGATATGACATATGAAGTACCGTCACCATATTTAGAAGCAGAATTATTTGCTATAAAATTTGTACAATCTTCTGACGTAATGACGTTAGTGCATCCAAATCATGAACCAGCAGAGTTAAGAAGACTTGGTGCTACTAATTGGCAATTTATTAATATAAATTTTGCAGCAACAATTTCTGCACCAACTATTGCGTCTGTAGTTGCATATGTACCTTCTTCAGCAAGCGTTAACGCTGACACAAACGAAGACCATACATATGTTGTTACGGCAGTAGCAAGTGATGGCATTCAAGAAAGTGAACAATCAAGTGAATCAACTGTATCTAACAATATTTTTGTAACTGGAGCTAAAAATACTATTACATGGAACAGAGTAACAGGTGCATTAAGATACAGAGTTTATAAAGAACAAGGTGGTCTTTTTGGTTTTATTGGTGAAACTGATCATGACTCGGTAAACAATCCTTCCACTTACAACATTGTTGACAATAATATTGCCCAAGATTTTTCAGTAACACCGCCAAGATACGAAACTACATTTTCTGGTTCTAATAATTTTCCTTCTGCTGTTTCTTATTTTGAACAACGTAGAGTTTTTGCTGGTACTAATAATGAACCACAAACTATATTTATGACGAGATCAGGTACAGAAAGTGATATGTCATTTAAAATACCAATAAGAGATGATGACCGTATAAAATTTAAAGTTGCTGCTCGTGAAGCAAACAGAATAAAACATATTGTACCGCTAACGCAGTTATTATTTATGACAGAAGCAGCAGAATGGCGAGTAACTTCTGTTAATAGTGATGCAATAACACCTACATCTATCGCAGTAAAACCACAATCATATATTGGTGCTAATGATTCACAACCTGTAGTTGTTAATAACAGCATGGTATACATTGCAAGTCGTGGTGGTCATGCTAGAGAACTAGGATATAACTGGCAATCTAATGGTTTTATTACTGGTGATTTATCTATAAGAGCATCACATTTGTTTGATGGTTTAGATATTACAGATATGTCTTTAGCTAAAGCACCAATACCAATTGTATGGATGATTAGTAGCAATGGAAAATTATTAGGTTTGACATATGTACCAGAGCAACAAGTTGGGGCATGGCATCAGCATGATACAGACGGCTCATTTGAAAGCGTTACTACAGTAGCTGAAGGCAGCGTAGATGCAGCTTATTGCATTGTAAAAAGAACTATAGGAGGTGCTACAAAAAGATATGTAGAACGTATGGGTACAAGAAATTATGCATCTCAACGTGATAGTTTTTTTGTAGATTCTGGCTTGACATATAACGGTACAAATACAAATACAGCACGAACTGTAACTATAACTAGCAGCGGTAATTATACAAAAGGTAGTTCTGTTACTTTAGAATTTCCATCTTCGATACCTGTATTTAAATTTAGTGGTAATGGTCTTACTACAGATTTAAATGATGCAATAGTAATAGTTGATGGTACTGAAACTTATAGATGCGACATTACAGCAATTGCAGATAATCATACTGCAACTGTAAAACTAGATAGAGATTTGCCAAGCAGTTTACAAAATACAGCTATAACGTCTTATGAAATTGCAGAAAGAACATTATTAGGATTAGATCATTTAATTGGTAAAACAGTAAATATATTAGCTGACGGTGCTGTACATCCTACAAAAGTTGTAGATTCTAATGGCGGTATTGTTTTAAACCGTGCATCTAGCGTCACACACATTGGTTTACCTTATGTATGTGATTTGCAAACTTTGCCATTGGCATTACAAACAGAAGCTGTTGGTCAAGGTCGGGTTAAAAATTTAAATCATGCTTGGCTGCGTGTGTTTGAAAGTTCTGGTATATTTGCTGGCCCTAATGCAGATAAATTAACAGAAGCAAAACAACGTACTACAGAACCCTATGGATCACCACCAAGTTTAAAAACAGAAGATATTAAAATTATGCTTACACCATCATGGCAAGACTATGGTCAAATATTTATAAGACAAACTGACCCATTACCATTGACAGTTGTAGGTATAACACTAGAAGTATCTGTAGGTGGATAGTGTGACCGTAAATATATGAATTGTTTGTATAGTATAAAAATAAGAAGGTGTTGCACTTATGGCTATAGATTGGAAAAGTATGGATACCGTGGGTGGAATAATGTCCATAGGCGGTACTGTAACAGGTATTATTGGCAATATTGCAGCAGCAAACAGACAAAAATACGAAGCAGAAAGTGCAGGGTTAACTTTTGAACATCAAGAAGACATGGCAGCAATTAATGCTGATATGTTAGAAATGGAAGCACAGCAAGTTTTTAGAGCATATAACAGGCAAATAATGACTAAGACAATGGCTGCTGGTCTAAAAGAAGGAACTGCCAGAACATCGTTTGCAGCAAGAGGTATACAAATGGGAGTAGGAAGTACAGCAAATGTTTTTGCGTCTAACGCAGTAATGAGAGAAATAGATAAATTAACTATGAATAGCAATAGAGTAAGGGCTGCAAATCAAATGAGAACAAGAGGAGTGCAAGCTGATATAAGAGCAGATATGTTAGGCGTATCAGCAAGTAATATGTTTGCTACCGCATCAACAGT